TTTTTCTCAAGAAAAGTTTCGTGAAGCTGTTCAATCAGTAGAAGAACCTACACCAGAAGCAGCAGAACAAAAAAGAGAAGGATTGTTAGAAGCAAGTACATTTCTTCCCGGTGTTGGTGGGGCGATAGATGTAGCAAAAACAGTATTAGATAAAGAAAGTACACTTACAGATATTGGATTGGCTTCTTTAAGTTTTTTACCCGGAGGTAAATTAGCAGGAGAGGCACTTAAAAAAGCAGACAAATTTGTTCCAATTTTTCCAAAACCTGAAAGAATAGCAGGTGTTAAAGGTGGTCAATATATTGATACTACAACTAATACTGATATAACTAATAAAAATATTGCAAAAGCATCAATAAGTGTTTCACCAGAAGGTAAGCCTTCTTTTTTAGGAGATATTAAAGAAGTTGAAAAAATAGGTAGTGTAGGAAAAGGTAAAACTCAAATAAAAACAAATTTATTTAAGAAAAAAGCGGGTTGGAAATGGACAAAACCAGTTAAAGGATATGAAGAAGCCCCCACTCTTATTTCTGTTCAGCAAAAAGGCAAACACTATTATACTTTAAATACAAATTTTCCTAGTGGTGTTAATTTAAAAAGATATGAAAATTTACCATCTGAACCAAGACTAAGACCTACCTTAACAGGTGAGTTAGATTTTGGTGAAGCAATAGGTGAAATTTCTGTCAGAGGAAAAATACATCCTGTATATGATACTATACAAGCAAAAGAAAAAGGCGGAATGGTAAATATGGAAAATGGCGGTATATTAGGTGAAGATCTTCCACCAGAGGCAATAGCTAATGGTAATGTTATACAGGGTGCTCCAGTAGGTGAAGTAGCTGTTCCCGGTGGCGGTGGACCAGTAGACGATGGTGTACCTACATCATTACCTGAAGGCACATTTGTTCTTAATGCTGCAAGTGTTGAGTATCATGGTACAAAACACATCAATGATTTAATTAAAAATGCTATACGAGAATTAATTAAAGAAGGTGTACAAATTAGTGGCGAAGATATTAATCCTGACGATGATGTACCAGTAGCTATATCTAATGGTGAATATATTATTCCACCAGAGGTTGCAAAAAAAATTGGTATTAAAAAACTTGAGGACATGAATGAACGTGGTCTTGAGTATCGTAAAAAAATAGAAGAACAAGAAAAACAAAAAGTAGCAGCACAACAAGAAGCTATGAATAGTTTTGTAGGTGCTCCAATACAATCAGAACAACAAATGCCGATGCAAGATGGTGGCGAAGCTACTCCTCCAGATGAAGCAATGCCACAAATTCCAGAAGAAGATACTCCTATGTTTAATCAAGAACAAAGAGACATACTTCTTAACAGTTTGTTACAAGAAAAATTAAAAGATTTTTTAGATCAATCTAGAGAAAAAAATATAACACAACAACAAGAACAAAAACAACTACAAGAATTAAAAGAGAAAGGTATGATCCCTAATCCGGAAACAGGTGGAATAGATTTAATGGCAGAAGCTCTAAAAGTTCCTTTAATATCACCTAAAAATTTACCTTTAGGAAGTAGACCGCCAGAAAGAGATGTTGGAGATCCAAAAAAACCTTACGAACCTGTTCCAATGACTTTCGCAGCAATCGGTGGACAGATACTTCCACAAGTACAATCAACTTTAGCAGGAGCAGGAATAGGAGCCAATGCTTTTCCAGCAAGCCCACAAGAAGCATTTCTTAACACACCAATCACAGGATCGGTTTTACAAAATCTTGGTAATGCTGTTCCTCTTGGTGCTATGCAGCAGCCTCAACAGCAAGCAGGTTTTATGCAGCCAATGGATCAAAAAAAAAATCCTGAGATAGCTAGGTTTAGTTTTCAAGATGGTACACCAAAACCTTTGGTTAAACCAGACGTACCATATACAGTTTCTGAAGAAGAACAAGATAAAATAGCAGCTTATGAAATAGCAGGTGGAGATGTTAATCTTTGGAAAACAATGAAAGATGGCAGTAGAAAAGAAGATTATCGTATAGGCAAAGATGGACCAAAAGTATACGATGGTGCAACTCAAAGTTTTGTAGTTTATAATGATGGTACAGAAGGAAATCGTACAATTTTAGGTATTAATCTTGATAAATCTGCTAGATTAGGTAATCCAACACTAGAAGCTCTAAATATAGGTCAGACGTTTGATAGAAAAGAAGTTATTAGACAACAAAATTTACTTATTGAAAAGAAAGCAAGGGATGAAGCTGAATTTAGTAAAAAACATGGTATAAAGAATCCCCAAGCAAGACGAGTAATTAGAGATTTATTTTTTAATACTCGTGGTAATTTAGCTACTATGCCCGGAGCAAAACAAGAATTGGCAAATAGAGAGTGGGGGCGTGCTGCATTAGAACTTCAATTTCATAGTCCAGATACAGATAGAACTAAAGAAACAAAATATTATCGTTTTGGTAAAAATGTCAATATACGAGCACAAGATAACATAAATATTTTAAACAGTCTACCAAAAAAACAACAATAACAAACACAATTAACGCCTATTATGCAAAGTTCATTTGTATAGGCTAAAGAATTTGACAGCCACCTAGACTCCTCGTCTGGCCCTGTCTTTAATACCAACAGTAGCTACCCACAACATAGTGGCCCTGCATGGAGGTGAAGATGACTGATACAACAAATCAACAAGTAGAGGAACCAAAAAAGAAATCGCCTACCCCAACACCATATATGGGTAAAGATAGGGTTTTTGAAAGTAAACAAGAAATTACTAAAGAAGCAGACGCATTGCGATCTACAGAAACTAGTAACGAAGAATTACCAGAAAAAACCACAGGCACCAAGCATGATTACAAAAAGCGATATGATGATTTAAAATCACATTATGATACAAAATTATCTACATGGAGAAAAGAAAAAGAAGAAATTCTTACTCAACTCCAAACAAATAAAAAATCAAATGTGGTAATGCCAAAAACACCAGAAGAAATTGAAAAATTTAAACAAGAAAATCCTGATGTTTATGACGTTATTGAAACTATCGCAAGTATGAAAACAGACTCCAGAGTACAAGATGTTGAAGAACATTTGAATATTCTACGAGAAAAAGAGTTTGAGCTTGAAAGGCAAAACGCACAGAGAGAACTTTTAAATCACCACGCAGATTTTCTTGAACTAAAAGATAGTGAAGATTTCGTTGAGTGGCTAAAAGATCAACCTGATAATATTGCTGAAGGTGTCACTAAAAATGCCACAGATGTTAGATGGGCCGTGAGGACTATTGACCTTTATAAACTTGACAAGGGTATTAGTAAACCAAAGTCTAAATCTAGAAAACCTAGTGATGCTGCAAAAGTTGTAAAAACAACTACAGCTTCGCAAGACATTACAGATAAAAATCAAGGAAAAAAGATTTGGACATATGAAGAGATTTCTCGATTAAAACCGCATGAATTTGCGAAGCTAGAAGAACAAATTGATCTAGCAAATCGAGAAGGTCGAATCAGAGAACAATAATATCAATCAGATAACTTTTTAAAGGAGAAAGGTTATGGCTTTTAGTACAGCTGCTGGTTACGATAACCTCGTTAATGGGGCTTTCGTTCCTAGCATATTTAGTCAAAAAGTTCTCAAGTTCTTCCGTAGATCTTCGGTTGTAGAAGCAATTACTAACACCGACTATGCTGGAGAAATAGAAAATTTTGGCGACACAGTTAAGATAATCAAGGAACCGACAATCACAGTTTCTGCTTATCAACGTGGAGCAACTTTAAATCCACAAGATCTTACAGATACAGAAATTACTCTTACTGTAGATCAAGGTAATGCTTTTTCATTTAGAGTAGATGACATTGAAGAAAGACACAGCCATCTTAATTTTGAGTCTTTGGCAACTTCTTCTGGTGCATATGCTCTTAAAAGGCAATACGACTTCAACGTGCTAAGTAACATTAACTCAAATGCAACTACAGATACATCTAACTTAGGTGCTGCTAGTTCTGCTATATCATGCAATACTGGTAATGAGTGTGCGAACTACCTTAGTACAGCTGCTCGTTTACTTGACGAAAATGACGTTCCAGAAGAAGGAAGATGGTGTGTTGCACCTCCTCAGTTTTTTGAAATACTTCGTCAAGCTGACGCTAAGTTGATGGATTCAAGTGTAACTGGTGAAAATCAGTCTGCCCTTTTGAATGGTGCTGTTACAGCAAGACAAGTTCATGGGTTCACACTTTATCAGTCTAATGCTATTGCAGTTAGTTCCGCAGGTTCTTCTGCTACAGCAACTTTTGGACCATCATCTACAAGTGGTGAAACTAATGTTCTTTTTGGTCATATGAGTGCAGTTGCTACTGCATCACATATTGCTAAAACAGAAGTAGTTCGTGATCCAAACAGCTTTGCTGACATTGTGCGTGGTTTACACGTCTTTGGAAGAAAAGTTCTTAGACCATCCGGAACAGGATTTACTGGAGTTCTCTCTGGTGTTCCTGATCTTAACACTTAAAGGGGAGTATATATATTATGGCTACATATAATGCAACTCATAGTAGTGGTGGAACAGTAGGTCATCCTGCTGGTGCTGCCAAAGCCTATGTTATTACTTCTCCAGTTTATGATGCTGTTGACAATACAGACTTAGAGCAAGGCGACATCGTTCAATTAATAGATCTACCTGCTGACACAATGGTTGTTGGTGGTTGTATCGAAATTCTTGAAGCATCTGGTAATGCACAAATCACTTTTGATGTGGGTATTACAGGTGGTGATGTTGACGCTTTTATTGATGGTGCTGCCTCTAATGGTACTACTGCTGTCAATTTTGGTGCTCAAAGTACAGATTCAGCTATGACAAGCTCTGCTGATACACTAGATCTTCTAGTGATTGATGGTGGTTCTTCTAAAACTACTGCATGGAGATTCCGTGCTCACGTTGTTTTAGTTGACGTTTCTAAAAATCCTGTTGAGTCTGCTACAGTTTCAACTGGTACATAGTATTATATTAAGGTTTCGGGGGGTTCCTTAAAAACCCCTCATATTTTACCTCATTGCTGAGTTCAAATTAAAGAGGAATAGTAAATGTTTTTTATTAAGTTACTTACAGAAGAAAATGTTAAATATTGCACAAATGCAATAAAGAAGTTAAAGTACAAAGATGGTAGTTTTACACAGCCTTTAAATAAAGTATACAATGTAAAACAAAATCAAGAAATACTTGGTGTACCAGAAAATGTACGAAAATATTTAATTGATATTTTTTATAATCACGATTTTATAGATTCAGTCTATTGTCCAAATAGAATATCAGTAAATTTTTATAATAAGTATCAAAAAGATGATTTCTATGACCTTCATGTAGATTCATTTAGAGCAACACCAAAATCAAACAATGTATATTTTGACTATGGTTTCTCTATAAATTTAACAGATAAGTATGAAGGTGGAGAATTTTTTCTTCAAACAGAAGTAGGACCAATGTCGTTTAAGTTGGCTTCTGGAGAAGCAGCAGTTTTCCCAATTATATATCCGCATGGTGTAAATAAAGTTACATCAGGAATAAGAGAAAATATATTAGGTTGGTTTTCATCAAATGTATCGTATGAGCAATCTTTTATTTTAAAAAATTTATATGATGTACAAGCACATCTAAAAGGAAAAAATAAAGAAAAGTTTGTACAAACCACACTAGTTCAATCATATTTGAAAAAAGCGTGGGGTAAGTAATGATATATAAATTATTTACCGATGAAGAAACAGATAATATACTTGCAAGACTTAATAAAAATTTTGTAGATGGTAAAAAATCACAAAAGTTAAGTAATGTTTACAATATAAAAGAAAACAAAGAAACAGTAATTACTCCTAAAATAGATGAGTACATAGGTAATATATTTAAAAATAAAAAAGCTATTAAAAAAATATATGCACCTACAAAAATAAAAAATAGAATTTACAATAACTACAACACCAACGATTTTTACGATTACCATGTAGATTCTTTTCAATCATCTGATAGTAAAATGCTATACAATTATGGTTTTACTATAAGTTTAAGTGATGACTATGAAGGTGGAGACTTTGTTTTACAAACAGAAGCAGGTGAGATAGCATACAATATTGGTAAGGGTCAGATAGTAATCTTTCCAATTATCTATCCACACAAAGTAACACCAATTACTAGTGGGCGTAGACAAAATATTATAGGTTGGTTTGAGTCTAATATTACTTATGAACAATCATTTGTATTAAAAAATTTAGAAGAAATTGCAACTATAAATTTACAATTATTACAAAGTAACACAGAACAAGTTTTATTTAAAGAATTATTAATAAAGACCGCATTAGTTCAAAATTATTTAGTAACAAAATGGGGTTTTTAATTTTTAAGGGCAGGTAATGGCAGAGAAGAAAAAACGTAAAGGTGATATGTCAGGGCTAACCCAAAAGGGCGGTCACTTGCGTAAAACTAAAGAAGGTGCTGGCATGACTCCTAAAGGTGTAGCAGCATATAGAGCAAAAAATCCCGGTAGTAAATTACAAACCGCTGTTACTGGTAAAGTTAAACGTGGATCAAAGGCTGCTAAAAGACGCAAGAGTTATTGTGCAAGATCCGCAGGGCAAATGAAAAAGCATCCTAAAGCTGCCAAAGATCCTAACAGTAGATTAAGGCAAGCTCGTAAACGATGGAAATGTTGATAGTTGTTACCTGACAACGATATAGAAAGGCTTGAAGAATTAGATAAAAAAATTGAACAAGCAAAAAAAGATCAAACCAATAAATTACTAAGGAGAGATAAAAATGTACGGAATGAAGAAAAACAAAAAGATGATGAATAAAGGTGGTGAATCTTTTCCTGATTTTAATAATGATGGTAAAATTACTCAAGCTGATGTCTTAAAAGGTAGAGGTGTTAAGTTTAAAAAGAAAATGATGGATGGCGGTATGATGCCAAAGAAAAAGAAAATGATGGGTGGCGGTATGATGTACGGCAAGAAAAAAATGATGGATGGTGGCAATGTTTCAAAAGGTGGAAACGAAAGACTCTATCCTTATGGTAAAACAAATTTATTAGGTTAATAAATAATGGCTCGTAGTAAAAGCACAGTAAATAAAGCAGGGAATTACACCAAACCAACTATGCGTAAAAATCTTTTTAATAAAATAAAGGCTGGTAGTAAAGGTGGTCCTGCTGATAAATGGTCAGGAAGAAAAGCACAAATGCTTGCTAAAGAATATAAAGCAAAAGGCGGAGGTTATAAAAGCTAATGGCAATGGGAGTTCCACATTATTACAAAGATGGCAAACCGCTTGGTTCTGGTGGTATGGGTCAATATCATAAAATGAAAGATGGTACATTACACTCAGGTAAAACACATACTAAAAGCAGTAAAAGACTTTTTCATTTTAATGAATTATCTAAAAGTGCAAAATTAAAAGCTAAAAAAAATCAAGATACGTTTTTAAAGAAGAAAAAAAATGGCTCTAAAAAAACCACAACGTAGTTTAAAGGCTTGGGGAAAACAAAAATGGCGTACCAAATCTGGCAAACCATCTGGAAAAACTGGAGAGAGATACTTACCAGAGAAAGCAATCAAAGCCCTGACATCTGCGGAGTATGCGGCAACGACAAAAGCAAAGCGAAAAGGAATAAAAAAGGGCAAAAAGTCTGTGAAGCAACCGAAGAGAATTGCAGATAAAATTAGTAAGTTTAGGCAGTTTAGTTGATGAGTTTGCCTACTTGTCAATGTCCTGTTTGCGATGATCAACATTGTTTTTGTAACTGTTCAGATTGTCAAGATAAATATTGTACTTGTATGTGTCATTTTTTAAAAGAAAACGAAACGGATAAATAATGGGAACATTAACTTTTCTTAACTACACCAACAGAGTTCTCCAAGACCTTAACGAGACTACACTTACGGCTTTGTCTAGTTCTCGTGGAGTACAGACAGTAGCAAAAAATAGTATAAATCGTGCTCTTAACGATATAGCCAATGCTGAAGTTGAATGGCCCTTTTTACATAGTGATAAAGAACAAGATACTTATGCTGGTATAGCAGAATATGATTTACCTAGTGATCATAGTTATGTAGATTTTGATAGTTTCATGGTGTTTCCAAAAAATCTTGTTGCAAACGGAACATTTGATAGTAACATAACAAGTTGGACAGATGGTTCTACTGGTACAGGTGAAGTAGCATTTAATAGTACAGGTCCACAACCTCCAGCTTCAAGAACTGGTGTGTTAAGATTAACAGCAGGATCTAGTGGTGTTGCTATTGCTTCTCAAGAATTAACAACTACAAAAAATAAACAGTACAGAGTTTCTTTTGGTGTTACTTATCCTTCTGGTGGAGATTTAACATTTAACATAGGAACATCAGCTAACGGAACACAAATATCTACTAATACTGTTAGTATAGATGATATTGGTGATTTTAAATATGTAGAATTTACTTTTAGTGCTACAGGTACTTCTACTTATATTGCATTTAGTCAATCAGTAGATACACAAGTAGATATAGATAATGTTGTAGTAACCGAAGACTTCCATCCAAAAAAACTTAAATATTTAAGTTATGATGAGTTTCAAGAAACTACTAAAAGAAGAGATAGAAATACAGGTATAGATAAATTAGGTGAGCCAGATTGTGTTTATCGTACACAAGATCAAAAGTTTGGTTTATCTCCTGTTCCTGATAAAAGCACATATACTGTAGGTTATGAGTATTGGAAAACAACCACACAACTTTCTAGTGATACAGATACATCAGATGTTCCAACTAGATTTGAACACGCAGTTATAGCAAGAGCAAGATATTATGTATCTGTTCTTCGCTCAGATCTTCCAACTGCTCAAGCCTCGTTACAAGAATATGACAATATTATGCGTAGAATGAGAACAGAATTAGTAAATCAAAAAAATTATTTTAGAGCAGTTTAATGGATGGTAGATTTAGAAATACATCGGTTGCTTTATCCGATACTAACTTAACAACTGTATATACTTGTCCAGCTAAATTTACTGCTATTATAAGAGAAATATTTCTTACTAATGTAGATGGTAGTAGTGCTGTAGATGCTACATTAAAATACACCGATACTTCTGCAAGTGCAACTTTTTCATTGATTAGTACAAAAAGTATTGCAGCAGATGATTTTTTAAGAATAGAAGATGCAAACATTGTTCTTGAGACTGGTGATATTTTAAAAGCACAAGCAGGTGCAGCAAACGATTTAGAAGTAACAGTTTTTGTAGAAGAATTTTTAAAACCGCAAGGATAGTAAATGCCAGATTTATCACAAATGTCTCCTGTTACTGTGCCTTTAGGGGGCGGTTTAATTCTTGACAGAGATGACTTTTCTTTACCACCGGGAGCAGCAGTTACACTACAAAATTTTGAGCCTAGTATTCAAGGTGGCTATCGTAGATTAAGTGGAACTAGTAAGTGGAATAGTAATCAAGTTAATAGTACAAATAAAGTATTAGGATTACAAATATTTAATAATGGTGTTGTTGCAGCCGCAGGTAATGTAGTAACCTTTGCAACATCAGGTAGCACATATTCTACAATAGGTACAAGAACTTCTGCTGGTAGATATAAGTTTGATTTATACAATTTTAATAATACTGAAAAACTTATAATGGTAGATGATGTTAATCAAGCAGCATCGTATGATGGAACTACATATACTTTAATAAGTACAACCGGAGCACCAGCAGATCCCTCTTCAGTAGCAGTATTTAAAGATCATATGTTTTTTGCTGGTATGTCTAGTAATCCACAAGAAATAATATTTAGTGCTCCTTTTGCAGAAACAGACTTTTCAGCAGCTAATGGTGCAGGATCTATAAGAGTTGATACTTCTGTTGTAGAGTTAAAAGTTTTTCGTGATGCTTTATTTATATTTGGTATAGACAAAATTTATAAAGTAGTTGGTTCTAGTGTAGCCGATTGGCAAGTATTACCAGTAACACGAACATTAGGTTGTGCCGATGGTTTCTCAGTTCAAGAACTTGGTGGTGATTTATTATTCTTATCACTTGATGGTTTAAGAACTATTGCAGGTACAGAGAGAATTGGTGATGTAGAATTAGGAACTATTTCTAAACCTATTCAACCAAGAATAACAGAGGTTATTGGATCAAGAGATCGTATCTCTTCTGTTATTGTTAGAGGTAAAAGTCAATATCGTTTATTTTATCCTAGTGATGGCGATTCTATTGGAAATAGTAGAGGAGTTTTAGCTTCTTTAACACGAACACCTCAAGGTGGTATAGGTTTTGAGTTTGCTGATATAAAAGGTATAAAACCTTCATCAATGTCTTCTGGATTTATTAGTGGTAAAGAAGTTATTTTAGAAGGTGGTTATGACGGATATGTTAGACAACAAGAAAGTACAACAGATACTTTTGATGGAGATAATGTAATAGCAATTTATCGTTCTCCTGATTTGTCTCTTGGTGACTCTGGTATTAGAAAGTTAATGCAAAGAGTTATCATAAATTATGCGGTTGAAGGAACAATAGATGTAGATATGAGAGTTAGATTTGATGGAGATGCACAAGATACTCCTCAACCTGCCTCATTTGATCTTTCTTCTCCCGGTGGAATAGCTTTGTATGGAAGTTCTAGTTCTACATATAGTTCTGCTGTTTATGGATCTAGTGGAGCACCCATACAAAGACAATCAATAGAAGGATCAGGATTTTTAATTGCTGTTAAAGTGGATCATAATAGTGCTCTAAGTCCGTTTACTTTATTTTCATACCAATTAGAATTTACAAATGGAGGTCGTAGATAATGGGTGCAACATATACAAGGCAAAGTAGCACAGAAATTGTTGATGGTGAAGTTATTAATGCTGCTGATTTTAACAATGAATTTGCTGCACTCGTAACAGCTTTCGCTGCTTCAACAGGGCATAGTCATGATGGAACAACTGCTGAAGGTGGTAATGTTACTAAATTATTAGGAACATCAATTACTATTGGTGATGCAACAGCAGGAACAGATATAACAGTAACATTTGATGGTGAAACATCTGATGGTGTTTTAACATGGATGGAAGATGAAGA